ACTGCTAGGTAGTTTGTTAGGCTTTGGCAGCAGCTTGCTTCCCAAAGTCTTTGAGTTTTTTCAAGAAAGAGCCGATAGAGCGCACGAGTTGGCGATCATCGACCGGCAGATGGAGCAAATGAAGCTAGGATCTGCCCTAAAACTAGAAGAGATCAACGCTAAAGCTGATATCGCAGAGACAAAAGCGATATACAAGCACGATGCCAGTATTAAACCAGCGACATGGGTTGACAATCTGCGTGGATCAGTCAGACCTATCGTAACGTACCTTCTGCTCTTGACGTTTATTGGTATTCAAGCTGCTGGGTTCTATATGCTGGTCAATGTTGAGGGTGCTGCTGTGTATGAAGCAATCATGGCTATCAACTCCGAAAACTTCCAAGCCATGCTTGCAGCCGTTATTTCATTTTGGTTTGGCTCAAGGGCTATGAATCGCAAATGAAGATGGGCGAAAAAGGCATTGACCTGATCAAACATTTTGAGGGATTTAGTCCTACCGTATATCGCTGTCCATCTGGGGTAGCAACCTTGGGCTATGGATCGACGCACGGTATCACGATGGACTCCCCACCTATCACAGAGGAAGAAGGACTAGAACTATTGATGCTAGACATCGCTAAGTTTGAACGTGGCGTCAATAGACTTATTGATGCGCCTCTTAATCAGAATCAGTTTGACGCGCTGACCTCATTTGCGTTCAATCTCGGTAATGGGTCGCTTCAAGCAAGTACCCTTCGTAAAAAGGTCAACAGAGAAGACTACGAAGGCGCAGCAGACGAGTTCCCTCGCTGGGTGTTTGCAGGTGGTAGAAAGCTCAGGGGTCTAGTCAAGCGTAGATATGCAGAAAGAGCGTTGTTTTTAACGCCTACATAGGAGAAAGATATGAAATTGTTTTTATGGGCAACAGCCCTAGTTTTAGTTTTAGGTATCGGGACAGCTAGTGCTGCTCACGATCAAGTTAAGTGCGGACCTCTTGATACTGCACGAGAATACCTTAAAAACCAGCATGGCGAAACTCTAAAGTTTACTGGAGTGTCCTCGGAAGGTCATTTGATTATGATGTTCTACAATGAGGAGTCTGGGGCTTTTTCGTTTGGTATTGTGCAGCCGTTTAATCCCACTGCGATTTGCCCAGTTGACCAGGGTAACGATGGGAAGTTTCACGAAAAATCCAAGGGAGATTCGCTGTGACCATTATTCTAAGGATTCTTGGCTTATTACCCCCTAAAAAAAATTTAGATTTAGCGGTGCATAGACACCATACAACACTTTACGAGGATCTCTGTATGTGATATACAAAAGAATCTCTCTCCATAAACTAGCCCCGGCAGGATCTCTCCAACCGGGGCATTTTTTTGGTTCAGTGATTGCAGTGGTTCAGTGATTGCAGTTACTAAATTATGGCTTTATAGCTTCTAAAGCCTTTCTAAGACTTGCCGTTCCCTTTACCGTTTTGGGAACTTGTTTTATAGGATCGACTAGCATGGGCTGTTGTTTAGCAGCCCGTTCTAAAAACTCCATCATTTCTAGTTGCTCTAGATTATCTTCTCCGGTGTATGTGAAGTTAGGTTTAACACCAGTTCTTTCTTCGTATAATTTTATTGCTTTTTTTCTGGGAAGAAGCCTTGTTTTTCTGAATCGTGCTAAAGCACTAAGCAGAGGAGCTTGTTCTTGTATTCTTTTAGTAGCAGCTTTTTTTAAGTCTGATAACTGTCTAGTTATAGCATCCTGTCTTTCTAACAAAGGTGCTGCTTTAAATTGTGGGCTAGAGACAATATTTACAAGATTTTCAGAGATTAGATTACCTATGACTTGACGATACAGAGCATCATGTTGGGGTATTCCAGAGTATTTCCCTTTCATAATCTGTGCGTAGGGATCAAGATTAGCTCTTAACATTTCTTTTGAAACTACGTTTGCTCTCTCACCTACCCCAAGACCGGATAGTTGCTCAAGTATCTGAGGCATATCAACCCGTCTAACTTTACCTGTTGTCGTAGAGAACTGAGGCTTTTCGTCAAACACAACTCTTGATAAAGGACCTCTGGTAGCAGATTGACTAACCCCATTTACAAATCCCCTAAACGCACCGGATAAAGTTGGGCTTGACGCCTCAAACGTAGGAAGCTCCCCCTCTTGATATGCAATATTTAAACGAGTATCTTGATATTGTTCTCTGTTTCTATACCTTAAAAATTTTTCAGGGAGAAAATCAGAGGCACCGGCTGCGTCAGCAAAGGACTCTACCACGGAGGGTAACAGGTTAGTTTTTACAAAGGCTTCGTCAACAGCCCTCAACGGTGTTAAGAAACCATTTACAAATCCACCTATAGATTCTCCAACGAATGCGCCGACTCTAACAGATCTATCTGCTTCATCACCAAATAGTACTTTTTCAAAATTATTTACAAAGTAGGCAAGGGGTCCTGTCCTAATATTTGCCCCTAATAGCACATCCGTATAATCTTTTCTTAAGTCTGCGGTTGGTATGGAGTCCCCTGGTTTTGCATTTTCAAATCTTCTGATAGTCTCTGCTATAAATAAAAAGTGAGCGAAGGGAAACCAAGTTCTAAGATCAACGGTAGTACCGTCGCTAGTTTCAAAAATACTCCACCCCTGATCACTACCATAGGCTTCTCTTAATGCATACGCACTGCCGAGAAGAGCAGCAGAGTCTATACTGTGACGAATCGTCTGTTTAATTTTAGCAAAATCAAGCTCTTTTAAACCTAAGTCTTCTTCTAAAGCAGCTTGAAATCGTGCCTTTTCTTGAAGCTGCTCTTTAATAGCTACTCTATCTTTACCCTCAGACCTCATAAATTTTTTACTTAGGCTTTCGATTTCAGAATTAACCCTGTTTAAAATTTCTCTTTCAGCCCGAGTCATCTCAGCCTGTTTAGCGTTTTGCGATCTTATAAGGCGATAGCTATCTTTTACAATATTAATCGGAAGTAAGTAGGTCCTGTTAGCAATATGAAAGTGCATATTAAATAAAAATCTTTGAAAAGGTATGAAAGTTTTGCCTATCGGACCAAGTTTATTTAAGGCACCTTCAGCACCTTCTAAAACCCTAGCAAGACCTGCCCCTATGATATCCGCAGATTTAACTCCTCTACCGCGTAATTCTTTAGCCATATCTGAGGCTTTTGCTTGATAAGAGACACGAAAGGCAAAATCTATAGAGTCTGTGATCATATTACTATCAATAAGATCAAATCTATTTTGAGCTATGACATCCATAAAGTCTTTAATTACGGGGTTACCATCTGCATCTTTTGGGACTTTAATCTGACCTAAATTAATTCCGTCAACCACAGCCGCGTTCATGGCGCTAAGAAACGCAGAGCTTTTAACAGCCTGATCAACGTGTCTATTAAGGACGTTAACTTTATCAACCACGGAACCAATGGCTTTAAACCCTTTGTATGACGCAGAGTTTTTCAATCCGTCTGACATGTTATCCTGAAACGAATCTGTAAAAATATCAAAACCTTTGAAAAAAGTATCGTCAATGACATTAAATTTATCAAAACTCGTCAGGTATTTTGTTAAAGTAATACTGTCCTCTGCTGATAAGTTATTTCTTATAAAATCGTAAGAATCCTTTTTTACTAGTGTCTCACTGGGATCTAAGCCTAACGCTGTTCTTTGCAGACCATACATTAAGTTGTCTATGGCAACACCAAGTGTTTGACCAGGAACTTGCGCGACAAGACCGATAATATTTCTCATGGTTGTCTCAGGCTGAGAAACAATCGTACCTCTCCACAAATCTACAATTTTATGAAAGTAACCAAAATCTTCGTTTACTTCTTTATATCCTTTTAGGGAGTCTAGTAGTTTTCTAGTTTTAGCGTTTTGCATATCAATAGGATTTCCCGCCCCGATTTGATATAAAGTTAGTAATTCTTCCTCTTCAAATTTTTTGGTAAAGTTTCCAAAAGCACTAAGAGTTTTACCTGCGTTCGATGCATCGGCTAATAAAATCTTGGCAAATTCTTCTGGACTAAGATTGTACTTGCTAAAAGATTTTCCTAGTTTTTCTGTAAGCTGCTCACGGGTTGTGTTAGCAACAATATCAGCAAACACCTGCGTTGATCTGTTACCTAAATCTACTCCGCGTAATACATCAGGGTCCTCTGCTACGATATCAAAGACCGCCATTTCATAGGCTTTAATGGCGTCTGGACTAACATCAAATTCGTCGTAACTTTGCTCCCCTTTAAAATATGACCTTAAAAGCTCTCGGCCCTCCGCAACCATTTGAGGGTCAAGTGCGGCCCTTAAATCTTTTTGAGCAAATTTAACATAGGAAAATTGTTCTGATACAGATGCAGCTTTTAGATCGTCTAGTTTAATTTTGTCAAAAACAAACTCAGTTGTACCTGTGTCTTTGTCTTTAACTCTATACTTGACCACAGCGATTCCATCTTGCACATCTTCAATTCTACCGATATTGTTTAGATCACTAAAATCAGAGTCTTTGCGCCCCGCGTAAACATATTTTATAGCGCCGATACCTTCTTCATCAAACAAAGATTTTAGAGTTGGTTGTGCTGCTGCGTGTCCTTGTGGTGTAGTTTCGATATTTCTCATAGATTCTTCAATAATTTCTTCTGC